TTAAAAGAGACTTAGTTGAAGCAAAGTTTGCAGCAGAAAAAACTAATTTAAAAAATGCAATAACAGATGCAGAACTGACTGTAAAAGCATTAGATCCTTTACAACAAGTAATGGAAGCATCTGCGGACGCATTTAGAAATGGGCTTACTGATGGTATAAACGGAGCTTTCACTGCTTTGGTAGACGGTACAAAGAGTGTTGGAGAAGCTCTTAAAGATGCAGCAAGATCTATGTTGCAAACAATTCAAAAAGAAATTACACAGAGAATGATAGTAGATCCATTAATTGATGGATTGCTTGGAGAAGATAAGAATGGCCCAACTGCTGTTGCAACCGCTCATACAAACGGAGCTACAGCAATGGCAAATGCTATTAGCACAGCCAATTCTACAGCTACTAGTAATCAAAAGCAGGCACTAAATACTGCGAACAATAATATGAAAACTACTTTCTCTACAGGAGCAACTCAGCTTAAAACTGCTATAGTAGAAGCATTAAATAGTGGAATACATTTAAAGTGCTGCGGTGATGAGCCTGCTCCGCCCCCTCCTGATCCTACTTCTATAGTAGAAAATCCAAGCCAAGCAGTAAATGAAGCTTTAGGAGGAGGTGTTGGCGCTCAAGGCCCCGGCGCTGTAACAACTGAAAGCTCTGGAGGAGGTGCTCAAATTGTAAAGGCATCTGATCCTGCAGGCCCAATGGAAGAAGTAGTTGTAAGAGCTCCTGCTATAAAAGGATTGAAGGGTTCATTTAATAATTTTCTTGGCGCTTTTGGAGATATATTTGACAAGAACGCTGAAGGTGGATTCATAGAAAAATTAGGTATTGCATTTGAAAGCGGAGGAGGTTTATTCTCGTCTTTATTTGAAGGCTTAGGGCCAATGCTTTCAAATCTCTTTGGTGGACTCTTTGGTGGAGCAGGTCAGGGAGGCAGCTTTGGCGGCATGCTTGGGTCAGCGATTGGTGCCGCCTTCGGAGGGCCAATAGGAGGAGCAATCGGAGGAACGTTAGGCGGACTATTAGGTTTTGCAGATGGAGGATACACGAAAAAGATTAGCGGATATTCTGCAGGAGGAATAGCACGAGGGCCGCGAACCGGGTATCCTGCAATGCTGCATGGAAATGAAGCTGTTGTTCCTCTTCCAGACGGAAAAACAATACCCGTTGCTATGGAGGGAGGTTTGGGCCAGCAAAATAATGTTACTGTTAATGTAAGTATTGATAATCAAGGGCAAGCTCAATCAAGCACTTCGGCCAGTAGCCAACAAGGTGCTAATATTGGTAATCTTGTAGCCACTGCAGTGCAGAAAGAACTTCAAAATCAAAAAAGATCAGGCGGAATACTTAATCCGTATGGAGTATCATAATGGCACGTGCATTCGGATTTAATATACCAAAGCCCCTAGGAACGACCGGCATTGCTGGAAGACTTCTTGCAGACTTGACAGCAAAATATCCTCAGCCAGATACTAACACCCCGGATTCCGAAGGATATTTTACTATGCTGGAAAAGCTATATCCTAGCGGTATTTCTAGTAGAGAAATAACTTTTGACAGAGGATTCACAAAAGAATCTAGTCACAGAATACTTACTGCAACTTTTGGAGATGGATATGAGCAAAGAGTTCGAGACGGAATAAATACATTAGACCAAAATTTTAGTATAACTCTATCTAATAGAATATGGGAAGAAATAGCTTTAATTTCTTCTTTTTTCGATATTATTCAACCTCAAAGTTTTTCAATAAATTTAGAAAAACAAACAGGAATAAAAGTTGTATTAGAAACTTATTCTGTAATGGTAGGCCACGATGATGTACAGTCAATTAGCGCAGAACTTAGAAGAGTATATGAACCATGACTCAGAATATAATTGCAAAAGAAGCGCAGGCCCTGCATTTAGCCTCTGATGAAGCTCTTGTAACTTTATTTGAATTTACAGGATTTAACAGTACTTTATACTTTCATGCAGAGAATACTCATGAAAACATTTATTGGAATAATAATGCTTATGAAGCCTTTCCAATGGTTGTCGACGGAATAGAAAAGCATGCAGACGGTGCAGCAGCTCGTCCTACATTAATAATTCCAAATGTAGAAAGTCTTTTCAAATCAGGATCTAAGTTTGATACTGATGGAGTAGCAGGAACAAACTCTTTCGTAGTAGAAGATTTACTAGGAAAGAGAATAGTAATTAGAAAAACTTTATCAAAGTATGTAAGCGAGTCTACAGACACTAATGAAAATCCATTTGAGTTCCCAAAAGCTGAATATATAATTGATAGAATTGCACAAAAAACATCTTTATCCATAACTATAGAACTCGCAAGTCCATTCGAACTAGTCAATGTCAAAGTTCCAAGTAGAGTTGTAACAGGAAAATACTGTCCTTGGGTGTACCAAGGATGGGCTCTTGGGAATACTGATGTAAGAAGTGCGTGCCACTGGAGTACAAAAGTAAGTGGAACTACGATTGATGGTCAAGGCGCTGAGGTAGAAATAACAGATGTGCATCTATTTTTTACAATAGATGACGAGCCTTTAATACATACGTCACTTGTTAGCGGCACCCCTTCAACTTGGGCTGCAGGGGATTTTTTTAGCACAGATGTTTTAGTTTCCCATGATTCAATGTATTGGCAATCTTTATCAGATGAGAATATGGGCAATACTCCTACAGACAATAATGCTCATTGGAGAGCAGTTAGAGTTTATGATACATACGATGTATCCAAAGCATACACTACAAATGCTTCAGATGGAAGAAGAAGTGATTATACATTTGAATTGGTAAATGGAGTCCCTATAATTTTTAGATGTATTAGAGATAATACAGGAAAGATTCCTTCACAAAATCCTGGATTTTGGGTCCGAGCAGATGTTTGCGGAAAATTATTATCTTCCTGTAAGTCTCGGTATCAAACAACAAATATTGTATATGTTAATGTAGGCAATATTCTTAATCCAGTATCTATAACTGTAGGAGGAGTAACAACAATCCATGGAGCACCAACTTCAGTATTCAATACAGCAATAACTTTACCTTTTGGAGGGTTCCCCGGAACTCGAAGCTTTAGATGATTCAAGATTTTTTACACGAAATAGAACCTCATTTTTTTAGAGAATACCCACGAGAAGCCTGCGGAGTTATAGCAGTAAAAAAAGGAAAAGCTGAGTGGGTTCCTTGTACAAATATTGCAGAGGATGACGAAGATTTTTTATTTGATTCTACAGAGTATCTTAAGTTATCTTTAAGTTCTGATATTATAGGAATAGTACACAGTCATCCTGATGCTAGTGCGACTCCAAGTGACTCAGATATTAAAAATTGTAATGCACTTGGAATACCCTACTATATATTTTCTTACCCAGAAATGGAACTAGAAATTGTTGAGCCAAAAAAAGACTTAACAGAATTATATGGCAGAGAATATTCTTTTGGAGTTGCAGATTGTTTCGAAGCAATGAGGGATTATTTAAAAACACAAAATATAGAAATTCCTGCTAGAATTCCTTTTGAAGACAATTGGTTTAATAAAGATTTAGATTACTTTTGTCCTGATGTAATAAAAGAATGGGGAGGACAAGAAATTTGTTTAGACGAACTACAAAAAAATGATGTTCTTACGTTCTGTGTGCAATCAAATGTTGCAAATCATTGCGGAGTATATTTAGGGGCAGAATCTTTTTATCACCATGCAGTAGGACGACTCTCCTGCAGAGAAAATTTATATCCTTTCTGGATAAAGTATATAGACAGAGCATATAGATATGTTGCGTAACGCTTACTTACACGGAGAACTCGGGGATAAGTTTGTCCCTCACTTCGAGATTGACTGTACTACTCCAGCGGAAGTTTTTAGATGTTTGGATGCTAACTTTGGGGGTGTGAAAGAGTATTTTCTTGAAAAAGCTGAAGAAGGGGTAGATTACCATATAGAGGTCGCAGGAACAGAGTTAGAGTACGTAGAAGAATTATTAATGGATGTAAAAGAAGGGGACATAATTATAACCCCTGTTCCAGCAGGATCTAAAGGAATAGGAAAAATTTTAGCAGCTATCGCTATTATAGCAGTAGTAGTATATACAGGAGGACAAGCGTTAGCGCTAGCAAATGCGTCTGCTGCTATGGCAGGAACAGCTACAACAGCAGTAACCGTAGGAAGCGCTATAGCAGCAACGGGCACTTTAGGAATGATAGCAGTAGGATTTGCGGCAAATCTAGCTCTTGTAGGGCTACAAGAAATGATGGCACCAGATCCGTCTGTAGACACACAGACAAATGACGAAGCCTATCTTTTTAACGGGGCGCAACAAAATGTTCAATCTGGAGACCCTGTTCCAGTGCTTTATGGTAGATTAAAAGTACCGGGGCAACCAATAAGTTTTGAAGTAATTGGAGAGTCAGCGACTCAAGGATACGGAATAATGGGAATGGATGGAGAAAGTGTGGGCGGCGCTACATATAGCGTTTTAAAAACTTCTAAAGACTTCAATTTTGTAACATTCGCGGAGACATAATATGTCAGTTGGTTCAATAGATTACAACCCTAACTGGGTAGCTCAAGGTAGTATAGAAGGAGCTTCGAGTACTGAACAAGTAATTGGTATTACGGATATAATTTCAGAAGGGCCCATTGCAGGACTTGCAAAGGGAGGGGGAAGTATTTACTTAAATAATGACTCTCTATTTACTGATGAAGAAACTGTATTTGCGTCTACCGTAGGACTTACCGTCAGTTCTGTTCATACTTCTGGATCTGCGTCTAATATAGTTATAAATGATTTTGAAAAACAAAGTTTTAATTGGGCTCCTTCTCAAGAGGAGTTAAATACTGCAAATAGATTCATTTGCATTCATAATTTTCGAGAGTTTGGTGACGGAGTCACTGGAGTCGGGGCCACAAATAGCACATATACTATTAATGCAAGTAGTGCTGCTGTAGGAGGCCACCAAGCATGGCAGCAACCTGCAGGATTTAATATAATAATTGATGGAAATTTTTCTTTATTTCCTAGTGGAGCTGTAGTAGACAAACATCATTTTACATTACAAAATATTATTGACGGTGATGGTCTTGTAACAATTAAAGACCCTTCTTCAGACAGAAAATTAACTGGATATGCTACTAATATTAATGCTAATAAAGATCAATTAACTGTTAAAGTATTGCTTCCAAATTTAGACAACCATCAATGGCTAAACGAAACAGATGCAAATGGAAATAATAAAATAATAATAAGTCTTTCTGTTTTTAAAGCAATTAGTTCAATTACTGGAAACAATATTACTTTATCAAGTGTTGTTGGAATTTTTGATAAAAATCGATTTAGTTTTACTAAGCCTCAGTATAAAGATGGTTCTTCTGCAAATTCTTACAACCGTAAAGTACGGTCCTCTACTTTTCAATTTGTTCCTGGAACAAAAGACCAACAACCTTTAAAAACTCTAGCGGATAGCCCGGGATCAAGCACTGTGGCACTTCCGGCATTGCCTCAGTTAGAGCTAGGAGTAGTTCAAACTATAACACATACTGGAGCTCAAGCTGGAGAAATCGACGAAATACAGCTTCTCTTTAGGTATAATAGCGGATTATACACAATAAATACTGA